GACGACAGCCCACAGGTTTGTTTGGATGTCCTGTGGGCCGTCGCCGAGGTCGATGCGGATCGTGAGGTTCATGTCGGGGCTCCTTTAGGGAATGAACTGGGATCAGGAGGTGGCGCGGGTGAGGGCTCCGCCGCGGAAGGTGACGTCCATCGTCGGCAGCTCGCCGACACCGCCGTTGACTGGGGTCACACTTTCGAGGTAACAGCCGCTGAGTGTGTAGGCGGGGTTCGAGGTGCCAGGCGTCGCGGAGGTCGTCGGGGTGACGACGACGTCGAACGTGGTGCCGGCGAGGCTGTTGAACTTCTCCTCGACCTCGCTGGTGCCGTAGGCGATCATGAGGGTGGCGGAGATCTCGTGGTTGCCGAGTCCCTTGACGAACTTGCGGGCGGTGTCGCCGAACGCGGTCGACTCGAGGGCTTCGTAGCTCTCGGTGACGGTGATGGTGGAGACCTGGTCGCTGAAGTCGACCGAGTCGACAGTCAGGGTGGCCTGGTTGAGAACAACGGTGGTTGCCATTGGGTCAGTTCCTTCTTGTTGCTAGCCGGACGGTTAGATCATAGGCGGGGAGCTGTTGCTCACCGATGAGGGCGATGGACGGCGTGCCGGCGGTCACGGCGATGTCGTCGCTCTCATGGATGGCGTCGACGGCGGTCAGGATCCAGTTAGTCGCGTCTTGGTTGCCAGGTGGCGGCGCGAGAACACGGAGCGTGAACGTCATGTCGGCGATGTTTGTGTTGAATCCGCTGAACGTCGGCATCTCGATGAAGACGGTGAGCGGGCGGGCGTTGCGCGGGTCGGTGACCGGCTTGTAGCCAAGCGCGGTGACAGCGGCTTTGATCTGTGCGATCGCGCTAATGAAGATTCCGGAGGCAGGCATCAGCCCACCTGCGGTCTACCGACGCCGAGGAGCTGCAAAATGCGGCCGTAGGACGCGATCGGCTGTGTGGTTCCCATCGCGTCGAACGAGGCGTAGCCGTCGACTGAGCCGCGTTCACGGTACAGCGTGGCGCCGTACATGACGGTGCCGAGCTTGACGGAGCCGTCCGGAACGGTTGACAGGCTGTCGAAGTAGCCGGCCGATGCTCGACGGCGGTAACACCAGGCGTTGGCCGCGGCGACACAGGTCGCGATGAACGCGGTGTCGTTCGCGGTGGCTGATTCGACGCCGAGCCATTCGGTGACGTCGTCGGCGTCAATCCAGCTGCACGTTGTGGTGTAGGTGACGGTGCCGGTCGCGGTGTCGCGCTCAACGTCGTCGCCAGCGTCGATGAAGATGGCTTGGTTCGGGTAATAGACATCCCAGTCGAAGACGAGGTCGCCTTCGTCGGTGATGTCAATGAGCTCGTAGGGCTCGGTGCTGATGACGGTGTGCGTGCCGTCGAACGTGGCGTCGGAGGCCGATGAAATAACGATCTCTTGGCCGACCTCAATCTCTGTGTCCTCGAGCACCTGCACCACGGCGTAGTTATCGACCCGCGTGAGGTGCGTGATCGTGTAGCTAGCCATGGTGCAGGTGTCTCAGGGGGAGGATCAGACGAACGCGGCCTTGACGTACCGGTCGGCGTCAAGCATGAGCGTCGCGAAGTACGACAGCCAAGAGATGTTCGTGCCGCGGACGGTGGCGTCCGTAACACGAAGGAATCCCTTGGTCTGCTCAAAGATCTCGAAGCCGGTGGTGTCGCCGAGAATCAGCGTGCCGTTGCCGGCGTTGGCGAAGTTCGTGTCGACGACGACCTGAAGGCCGAACGCGACGAAGTTCGAGGTGCCAGGCGAGGTGGTGCCGAAGGCGTTCATCGGGCCGACCTGCGGGAACAGCGGGCGACCGGAGCCGTCCTCAAGCTTGCCGAGCGCTTCCCAGTTGCCCGCCGAAACGAACATGTGGGTCGGGAGGTGACCGCCGTTGCCGGCGTTCTCGAGGATGAACGCGGCGTTCGAGTACAGCCAGGACAGCCACTCGGTGGCGTCGCCCTTGCTGGCGGCGGTGAAGTTGCCGGTCGTGGTGGCGCCGGCGACGAGGGCGTCAGCGGCGACGTTGTCCACGGTGGAGGCGTACACGCGGCCCATGTCCTGAAGAATGAGGTCGATGATCTCGGGGCTGGACCAGTCCGAAACCTGCTCGGATACGGTGACGTAGCCGCCGTAGCTCGACTTGGTGACTTGGTTCTCCTGAACCTGGAACTCGCCGGCCTGAAGCGTGGCGAGCTCGGAGCTCTGCGCGGCCATCGAGGTGTGGGTCGACACCGACGGGCGGATGAACACCTTGCCGGTGCCAGGCATGGCCTTGGCGCCGAACGCGTCGACGACGGGGCGGTCGCCGAGGTAGTTGTTGTAGACGGGGCCGACGATCGGCTCCGGCAGGACGCCGTCGTTTGAGGTCGTGGTGACGTCAGGCGCGGCGGCGCGGATGTTCTCGTTCATCTGGTGCCAGCGGTGTCCGCCCTCGAGGGCGGCGGCGATCCACTCGGAAGCGGACGGGAGCTTGAACTCCTTCTTGGCGGCGGCGTAGATAGGGGCGGTCGGCTGGGGCGCCTCAACGGCGGCCTCGACGACCTCGGGCTTGATGTCCTCGGACACTTGGTTCTCACTTTCGGTTGGGGTTTCGGGGTTGTCGGGGGTGGCCTCCGCTTCCGCGGCGGCGATCTTGGTGATCTGGGCGCCTGCGAACGCCGGCTTGTAGACGACGCTCAGTTCTTCCCAGTTGGCTGCTTTGACGACCATTGTGCGGCCGTCCATTTCGTAGTCGGTGGCTTCGATACCGACCGACACGCTGTCGAGCGCGCCCATCTTGAGCAGCTCGACGAGATCATCGCCGGCCTGTGTCTTGGCGATCTGCGCCTCAAACAGCATTCCGTCGGCGGTGTCTTCGCGGGCGGTGACTTTGCCAACGATCCGGCCGGTGTCGTGGTCCTCGAGGAGACGCGGCGCGGGGCCATCGGTCGGAAGTGCGCCTTGAAGAATGCGGACGCGGCTTCCGCCGAGCACGGTTGCTTCGACGTTGTAGGGGACGGCGATGCCGGAGATGGTGCGCGGCTTTTCGTCGCCGGCGGCGGCGTCAAGGGTGACGCTGTCTGCGATCATTCGGATCATACGGCTGGCTCCTGGTTCATGATTTCGGCTTCGGCCAGGTAGGCGTCGACGTTCATTTCGACATGTTTACCACGGGCGATGATGTTATTCATCGACAATGTTTCTTCGATGCAGTCGATGTACGGCTTGGCGCCGAACAGGTACAGATCTTGGCGGGCTTGGTTGGCGTTCATGTAGGTGTAGCCACCGACTTCGACGCCAACGAGGTAGGGCGGGATATTTGCGACGCGGGTGAGCTCTTTCGCGGCGTGTTCGCGGCCTTGGACGAGCTGCAGTTTGTCGGGCGTCGAGTCAAACTCGCGCCATTCGACATGCTGGTTGAGCGCACCGATCGCTTTATGTTGGCGGGCCTCGGCCCAGGCGGCGGAAAGATCTGACAGCTCCTCGCCGGACATCGGCTCGCCATCTTTCTGCTGAAGATAGCCGGCCGTGATCTCGTTTGACGCGAAGCGCTTGGCGGCTTCGTCGAGACGGTAGGCGATGTCAATCGCGCGGGCGCCTTGCCAAAGAAGGCCGTTGACGGGTGACAGAAACTGGACGACGTTCTCGGTGGGGACGCTGACGCCGTTGAACTCAATGTCGTTAGACGGGCCAAACCATTCCGGCCCCATCTGGTCACCGGTCGTCACGTTGTCGTGCGGTAGCCAGACAAACGATGCTGGGAAGCCGGTCGAGTAGCGGGTCGTGATGTACCAGAATGCGCGGCCGTGCAAGATCAGATCTTGGACGGTGTTGGCAATGATGAAGTTGCGGGTGCAGCTCGAATCTGGCTGAGTCATCCACGATTCGCCTGGCACATACCGGCGGACGTACTCCTCGGCGGTTTCGTCCCACTCGAGGACGTACGTCTTGAAGTCGAGAGCTGCGACCATCGACACGATGAGATCGCGAGCCCGCGAGATCGTCGGGATAGACAAGGCGCGTTGCGTACCAGCCCCGACAGCATAGGTCTGCAACGCGCCGGGCCTTCCGGCACCGCCAGCTGCGGCATTGACGGTGGAGGCTCCGAATGCAGGCGCCGGCTTTGTGCGGAAAAGACCCACAGCGTGGAGACTATCACGGCTGTGGATAACTAGCGAGAACTTCCGATCATAGGCTTGCGAATGTTCGACTGTGGTTTCGCGGCCATACCGGCGGCGGCGACCATGCAGCGACATTGTTCGATCGGTCCTGGCGACTTCTGCGAGGCGAGGGCGATACCTGCACCGGTCCGGCCGGCGACGGCGCGGTTGACTTGCTCCGATAGGGACATCTGACCGGAGTGAAGGATTCGGCCCTCGAGGATGAGATTCTTGACGATCTTCGTGTACTTGTTGACTTCTTTGTAGCCGAACATGTTCATGCGGCGCCGCAAATCAAGCGGACACATCGTGGCGAGTCCAGGCGTTAGCGCGAGCTCGACGGCTTTGTCTTGCATGACTCTTTGGCATTCCTGCCACATTTCGCCGAGGTCTTCGACGACGAACTCGGACAGGACTTGCAGATTGCCGTCTTCGCGTTGTGTTACTCGAACGCCGACGTAGCGCAGATCTGTGACGTCGGTGTCGACTGCGAGAACGCCGCCGGCCGGCATTGATTGCTCGGTTTCAAGTCGTTCCCAGACGCCTGGCGGAATCCATGCGCCGATTGCGGCGGTCCACAGGTTGAGAGACATGCGCATGAAGTTGTCGCGATCGGGTTGAAGCAGCTCGTCCTCGAGGTCTTGCATGGTTAGATTGCCGAGGCCCATTGCAGGGTTCGCCATCGCCCAGTAGCGACGATCGGTTGATTCGACGTTGGCCGGCGGTGACCATTCAGCCATGTACAGACGGCCAGGCTTGCCGGCTTCAATCTGTTGGATGCCGCGTTCGCGCCAGCGGACGAACATGGTGGAATCTTCGGTGCCGGCGGTGGAAACGAACAACGTGAACGGGTTTTTCTTGGCGCGTTGGGTTGGCAGTAGGCCGGCTTCAACTACGTCAGCGTCAAGTTTCCAGATCTCGTCGCAAACGATGAGATCGTTGGAAGTGCCGTGTCCAGCTTTGGGGTTGCCGGCGGCGACTCGCCACCTAGAGCCGTTTGGATGGATTGCTTCCATGCGGCCGTGCGACATGTAGGTCTGAAATCCGAATCTGTCCTCGAGGATCGGAAACAGCTCTTTCGCAACGTCCTGGGCGACGTCCAGCAGGTGAGCGACCGACATGATGCTTTGTGGTTCGCCTTTGAGTTTTGAGTACTCGGTGAGCCACCAACCGATCAGCGGGGCCAGCAAACCTTTGGTTTTGCCGTTCTGTCGAGCTGTAGATACCAATCCCCAACGGTGGAGCAGCTTGTCGTCGTCGTCGACCTCGAGCATTCCGGTGATCGCGGTCATCTGCCACGGATACATATCGAGATCCATGTACTGCTTCGCCCAGGCGCCCACTAGAGAGCCGAGGCTCTTGTCACCCCAAGACGGCGTGACCAACCTCGGCGGCATATGGCCAGGCTCTACGTCTTCGAGGACGATCGGTTCGATCTGAACCGGATCAGACAGTTCTGTGAGAGATTCCTTGAAAT